TCCCACGCATCAAACGTCTCCTGACAGAACTCTAAGTAACCGTCCAGCTCGAACGGTAAGTGTGTGTCGCCTATGATTCCTACTCGTGCCATCCTAGTCATCCTCTCTGTCTAAACTAGCTACAATTAAACAGCCGATTGCTAAGCTGCTGAGGGTTAGCAATATAACAAACAGCGTCGTCTCTGTCATGCTAAAACCCCACCTCTACAAATAATGGAAGTAGGCCAAGTATCGCAAATACTACTAACCCGGCTACCGCTATGCTTACTGTTTCCCAGTCCGACATTGTCTCTCCTCGTTTGTCTTGGTCTGGTGGCATTCCTTGCACAGTACCTGAAATCCGTCGACCTCGCAGAACATACGTTCCACAAAGCCGGGGAGATCGTCGAATGACTTCAGCGACCCTGCCGGTACTATGTGGTCTACCTCTACCTGTGATGCGCCGTGCCACTTATCGCAATGAGCGCAGACATAGGTGTTGTACTGTACCTTTGCCAGCTTCTTTGCTTCGTGTTTCGGCCCCCATTTCTGAAACGCAGAGCGCAGGGCTGAGCGGATGAAGCCAAAGTATCTGGCCTCGGTCCACTGCCCTCCGTTGCGCGTTCGTTCAACTCTCCTTCCCATTAGGGAACTCCCACATCTCGTTCTGGTGCCTGCGTATCCACAAACACCGCCCCGTTTTCATCAACCAAGTGTCCAGCACCTGCTCCTTTTCGTCCAGACACATGCCAACGTCGTCGTACGCGTCAGAGTATATGGCCCTGACGTGAGCGTACATCTCCTCTGGAGTGTCCATTGTATCGAGCGGTTCGTACAGCGGTTTGGTTGCCTTCTTGCCGAGACGCTTGAACAGCCCCGGTATGTTGTCGGTAGCGTCGCCCGTCAGCATCTGCTTGTAAAAGAACCTATCGGCGTCTTCAGGGCTTATCATGTACACCTCCCTTTTCTTCCAGTTGTAGTGCCAACCCGGCACACCATCTAAGTCCTTGTCCAATGTAGCGATGCCGTAACCTTTCTCCACAGCACCGTACCCCATTGCGTCGTCTGCTTCCTCGCCCTCGATGAGGATGGCGTCAAGGTTCTCAATCATGAACTTCTTGATCTCCGCATAATGTCGCGGCTTATCGGTGTTCTTGCGATTGCCCTTGTAGTCATCCGTCACCTCGTCGCGGTAGTTGCCCTTACCAGTCAGGTAAATCTCAATACCGTCAGCGTTGAGGTCGTACATAATAGACTCGCATGCGCTTCTTGCTGACTTCAGGGCGTAGGAGACAACATCCTTCTCAGCCGCGAAAGCCACAGAGTATAGGATGATGTCCCCGTCTACGCCCCAGATCATTACAACGCCTCGATGTCTTCGAAGCTGTCCTCGAGAGACTCAGCCTTGGCGATCTCACGTACTACCAGCTTCATGAGACGTGGGCTGGTGCCCGAGCGGTTGCCCATAGTCCAGTCGAAGGGCTTCAGCAGCGCTTCTACCTTGGAGCCGGGACCTACCTTGTTGGAGTCCAGAGGCAGGCCAGCGTCGTCCACAACAGTCTCGAACTTCGAGTTGTCGATAGGGAAGCTAGACTTGCACTCGATGAAGCGGCCACGGTTATACGCGTCGTCCTTGAACTTCACGCTGATCCCCAGCTCTTCCAACTTTTCTACAGCCGCATCTGAGAGGTTCGACAGCTGTATGCTGTACTTGCCGCTCATCTGATTCGGTCGAGTCATTGAAGGGAATGAAACGGTTGCTGCTACTTTGATTACTTGGTTGTCCATCTTTGATCTCCTGATCGTTAGTGTGTATCGGCCCACGATGAACCGATTCCATATTCGCCGTCGAGAGGGCACCTAAGTTGCAGCTCCCTCCCGGCTTTGCGAATTGCGTTACGGAAGACTACACCGACTCGCTCGGCATATGCTTCCGGTACCTCTACTTGGAACTCGTCGTGCACCTGAGCCACTAGCTTGTACGGGTATCCGTATTCAGCCAGCTGCTGAGTTGCTATAACGAGCGCCTTCTTCATTACGATTGCTCCTGCACTCTGTAATAGTGTGTTGAGTGCTGCGTGTTCACTACGTACATGAACTCGTCTTCCGTCAAGTCCCCTGACATGACCGCGTTTAGCAGCAACGCCAACCCGGCTGAGTAATCGGTTGAGTGCCGGAAGTGACTGTAGGAACTTGCTCTTGAGCCTAGCTCCTTGAGCTGCTCCTCCTCCAACGATTGAACCAATCTTACCGTCTCCCGCACCGTAGAGAAAAGCGTAGATAAAGGTCTTAGCATTGTCTCGCGTCGGCAAGCCTGCCGCCTCCTGATTATGTGTGTGGATGTCGCCGTGCAAGATCAAGTCAGTGTATTCACTGTCGTCCATGTAGTGAGCCAACATACGCAACTCAAGACCAGACGCGTCAATACCGACCAGCTTGTTGCCGGGTTCGACAATGAAGCACTGCCGGTATACGGCATCGCTGGGTATCTGTGCCATGTTGGGCGCACTGTGAGTCATACGTCCCGTAACAGCACCGCAGGTGTTCACTCGTCCGTGTATGCGTCCGTCCTCACGAACCGCATCCAGCCAAGATCGCAGCATTCCAAGTCTCTTTCCCAGAGTAAGATACTCCAAGACAAGGTCAGCCTCTGGAATCCCCAGCTCAGCCAGCGTTGTCTCATCGACCTTGGCCTTTCCCGTTTCAGTCCACTTCTTCCATACAGCGCCCTTGCCCTCAAGCCGTTCTGCAACTTGTTGACGCGAGCCGGGATTAAAGACCGTAACTTTGTCCTTGAGCCGTTTGCCTGTCTTCTCGGAGTAGCGTTCCTCGACGATCGGGGGAAAGACTTTCTGTAGCTCTGACTCGATCTCATCCATGCGCTCCTTGTGGTTAGTGTGCAGCATAGCCGCTGTCGGGAAGTCGAAGGCAAAGCCGTTGACCTCTTGGACCTTGGTGTACTTGGCTACTAAGTGCTCAAGCTCTACGGATTCGTCCGAGAAGCCAAGCTCCTCTTTGAAGCTGAGCATGTACTGGTAGACGTCCCAGTTGGCTCGGCAGTCTTGGAGACAATACTCCACCATCTCCTCAGTAAGCCCCGCGTCGAAGTCGGTGAAGCTGTCTTTAAGCTCTCCTCCAGCTCGCTCGGCCCAAGCGCGTAGGCTGTGGCCGCCATCAATACTAGGACTGAGTAGGCGACCGAGAACCAGAGTATCAACGACGCCACGGTTCCAATCAAATCCCCATACATTACGCAGCACCTCCAAATCGAACCCAATCAAATTGTGGCCGATCACTACGTCCACCCCTGACAGCCTGTTGTACAGTTCGTCCAGACTGTAGCACGCTGTCGCCTGCCCGGTAGTCGGACAGAAGACGCCCGCCATCCAGATCGTGTCGTGCGCTAGGTTCGTTTCTATGTCTAACACTACTTTCTTCATACTTACGCTCCGTTACATTAGAGTAATAGTATTGGCCCATCTTGCTCACAGGTCCTCCTAAGCGCCCCGAAGGGCGCGTTGATTTTCTCTCTCTCCACTAATATGCACTATCGTGCAAAAGGACACTTTGTCATTCAGCACTACCCACGATCTCACACACGCCACCAGTACAGGCCAGCTCCTGAGAGCCAGTGGTAGTGTCCTCAACCTCATAGGCCGGGAACGCTGACCAGTCGATCTTAGGCATAGCCTTAGCCAACTCTTTGTACTGCTCCGGTGTGATCTCCTGATAGGGCGCTTGCTGATACGTACCGTTATCGTACGGCAGCAGGCTAATGCCACTCAGGACATCCCAGTTATCCCAGCACCACTGCGCCACTGCCAAGAACTCGTCGTCCTTGTAGTACACCGTGATGCTCGGCTTGTGCTCACACCAGTGCTCTTGGTACAGCTTCCAGATACGTAGCTGCTCCAATGCTCCAACGTCATCCCGGCACACTGCGTCCTTGCTGCCCTGAATGGGGAAGCTAAAGATCGTCGTCGTGTCGGGCTTCATAACGCATGGCTCATGGGGCACGCCTTGGTCGATCAGGAACTGAGTCATCGGGTCCTTGTTGTCCTGCCGCACGGTACGGATGTACTGGTTGGCATAGGCCGGGTGGATTCCCGAGCTGCACAGGGCGAGCTGACTGACAGTACCACTAGGCTTGACGCAGGTGATAGCAGCGGACTGCTCGATGTCGAGCCGCTTGGCCCACTTCTTGTTCACCTTGATAGCATGCTCCCTGAGGGCCGTCAGAGCCTCTGTGAGGGCTTTGTCGCCGCGCTTACCGTTGAGTACCGGGTGGTCCATGATGCCCGTCAGAGAGACGCCTAGGAGCCTCTCCTCGTTGCAGTTGTCAGCCCACACCTTACGCAAGTAGCGGAAGTCAGTGAGCGTAGACTGTAACGTACCGAACACGGTAGCCACCTCGACCTTGTTCAGCAGGTCTCCGATTGTGTCTGTTGGTCTGACGATGACTTCGGACAGGTTGCAGAATTGTGCACTTCGGAGAAGTATCTCTGAGCAAGGATTACACCCAAAGTTATGACTAGCATCACGCCTGCCATTCCTGCCAGCAATATGCTGAGCAGCTTGGCGGCTGAAGATACCACGTTCACCAGAATAGCTTTCATATAGGGCCTTCATTTCATTCATGTAGAAAGGGAAGTCCGGCTTCTTGTCATAGCAAGCCGAGTTGTTTGCTAGCGCACGCTGCCCGTGGCCGTTCCACCAAGCGCCAGTCTTGGCACCCTGCATACGGTCACTGACTGGTGAGCTGAGTGAGATCAGAGCTGAGCGTCTAACGCCACCAACCACTACGATCTCAGCCACCTTGCACACTAGGTCATGGCACTCGAGGTCTGTGAGCTTGCGCCCAGCTGCCTTCTGGAATACGTCGATGGTAAAGTTGAACAGCTCAACCAACGGGGCCGGGCCGCTAGCCCTGCCGCCAAAGGTACGCAGCCGTGCGCCTGCTGGCCTTACCTTGCTCACGTCCCAGTGGGGTATCTCACCAGCGTACAGCAGCGCGATCAGCTGACGGTACGCCTTAGCCCAACCAATCTTGCTGTCAGCCACGACGATGGTGGTAGCGGTGTGGGTAAACTCCTCAGCCACGACAGGCAACTTCTTAACTTCCTGCCGCTCACACGAGAAACCTACGCCGGTGCCGCAGAGCAGCACGTACATGATCTCGTCGAACACCTTGGGGTTATCTATAGCCACATAGGCGCAGTTGTACCCAGCCACATGGTCTCGCTCGAGAGCCTCCCCGGCTGTCATGAGGGCACGCATACTAGGTACCACCTCGAGGTTGATGATACGCTCACGCAGCCAGTCGGCCTCTTTGTGAGTAACCATCTCCCGGTCAAGCCAGTAGTTGGTGTAACGCGCACAGGTTTCTTCCCACGTCTCCCGGCGTCCTAGGTGGTCGAGCCACCGAGCGTACCGGGATAGTGCGATGAAGTTGCTGTAGTCATTCATACGTTATTCTCCTTATGGTTTGCGGAGCAGTCATAGCGCATTCTCCGCATCTTGTACTGGATCGAACTGCGTAAGCCGTCCGGTGTCGTTATTGTACAGCAGCGCACCAGCTGGCCCGGTGAGTCCGCTGAAGCGGTTCTTGAGTACCCGGATTTGGGTAGTGTTGCGCTCAGTCTCGTCCTCAGCTTGCGCGTGGCGCTCGAGGCCAATCACAAAGTCGGAGAGTTGAGCGATGCTGGCAGAACCACGCAGCTGGGACAGGCTAGTTGCCGCCCCTTCTTCGTGTGCCTTGCCCTCTGGCCGTTTCAGGTGCGAAACAGCGAACAACACAATCCCTGTGTCCTGCGTCAGAGTCCGCAGTTTAGTCATGATCTCATCGAGTGCCTTGCGTTCATCGTTGTGCTGACCGCCTGACACTAAGATCGAGATGTGGTCGAGGATGATGACCTTGCAGTCTAGGGCCTTGGCCATGAAGCGCACGCGGCTAACCACTGCGTCCACGGTCGCCCCAGTGTCGAAGCTGGCGTCCATTATCATCAACTGGCCATCGCCAAAGACGCGGTCAAAAGATGCCTTGTACTCATCGTCGCCCCGTTTGACACAGCCAGACGGAAGGTGCACCGGGGTGCTCAGGTCGACAGACATGAAACCCTCAGCCGTGCGCTCTACGCTCTCCTCCATGAACAAGCAGCCGATCTTGTTGTCAGTGGTGTTGCGTATGTGCATAACCAGCTCGCGCAATATCGACGACTTGCCCAGCCCTGAGCCTGCCGTGATGGTTACCAGCTCGGTCGGCCTGAACCCAAAGGTCAAGTCGTTGAGCCGCTTCCACGGCCACTCGCCAAGCGCTGCAGGCTTGTCCGTGTTGAGTCGCTCCCACAACTCAGAACTGCTAAGCACGCCCTTTGGTGTGTACTGGCTGGCAGTCTCGAACAGCCGCACGAAATCACCATGCAAGTTAGCCTTGAGGTAATCGTTGGCGTCCTTGCCATCCTTCTTGTTTAGCTTCATAACTTTAAGTTTACCGGCGAAGACATCAGCCGCTTTCTCGATGGCAGCCACGCCAGCGTCGTCGTTATCGAAGCAGAGCACGATCTCCTTGAATGAGTCTAGGAAGGCATAGTTGTCCTTGAAATCTTTAGCGACACCAGCCGCACCGCCACGCAGCGATACTACCGGGGTTCTGTCTTCCAACATAAGCGCCGCAGCCACAGCGTCGACCTCGCCCTCAGTTACCACTACTCGGTTCTGACTGCCGCTGCCATAGCGGTGCTGTCCAAACAGACCAGCCTCCTTCATCGACCCAATGACCCTAAAGGTTTTGTCCTTGATAGCTCGAACCTTGAACGCCACAGGGTCGCTGCGGTCGTCGCTAAAGTAGGGGTAATAATGGTGTGTATCTGTCACCAGCACCTTGTACTTCCCCACGTACGGAGAAGGAATGGCACGGTCTGGCATAGCTTTAGAGCTGCAGCGTTGCCACTGTTGGATTACCTGCTCCAATTCGCCTGTAGGTTTGGTCTCAATCACAGCAGCTCCTTGTCCTTTAGTGTGGGTTCGGCATGAGTAACAGAACGCGTGGCCGTCATCATACAGTGCATTAGCATCGCTGGAGCCGCATGAGTCACACGGCCCCTTTGATACAAGATTGCTTTCTTGCTCCATTTATTTCTCCTTGGGTTGCTATATAGTGCGGGTCTGTACAAAAGGACACTTTGTCATCGGAACCGGG